AGATTTGATTCGCCAGTAATTTTGACATACTTCTAGTCCTGAAGGCACTTGATCTAAGCTAGAAGTATTTATAAACTACGTAGGACCATCCAAATTGTCTAGGTCTCCACCATTTCTCTCTGTCTTAGTGTTAACAACAATTGTATCATCGTTATTAGTAAGACCAATACTGATGTTATCTGAAATTAAATCATCATCTCCAGTATAATCTGTTGGGAATGTGATTACATCAGCAGGTACTTTATATCCACCAGTCTCCAAGTTAATGTCAGACTCTAGGTTAAAATTATACTCTGCATTGTTTCTATAATATTCACTAGTATTATCTGTGAAACGAATAGGTGTAGTAAGAATAAGTTCTTTTACTTTACCTAATGCTTCAAACAATGTATCAAGTTGTTCGTCTTGTTTTTTCTCCAGTGCTTCAATGATTGCCAAGCGTAGGGCATCATCTGCTGCTTCAATGTGATTACGAATGCTCATGTTAATTTTTTGTAAATAATTTTTTAAACCAATTTTTTGCACTAGTCCAAATCTTTTTATTCTTACCTGAACTATTTTCTTTTAAATTCTTTTTTAATTTGATAATAGAAAAAGAACTAATTAATTTTTTCATATGTCACAAATAGGGTGTTCAAATTTAGTAATGTCAGTAGCGATGTAAGCACCACCATCTGTTTTACGAACAAGAATGTCTTCACCTTTTTCAATAAGTGAATCATACTTTTTTTTATTTGTTTTAAACTCTTCTTCGTATACTTCAATCATTATACTTGACAGCAAAGGTTTTTTTCTTGCATATATTTAAGTGATTCTTTACAACCACCTAATTTTAAACTATCATTAGCAAGTTCTAAAACGACTTGAGGAAATGTTGATCCCTCTCCAAACTCATTATAGAACTGATCTTTAGTAAAATGTTCATTTAATTCATACACCACGTGAGTAAGTTTTTCTAATTTACACACCTCTATAAATTTGTCACAAAAAGGACAACCTGCTTTAGAATAAACTGTAAACATTTTAATCGTTATTAAACATCTATTTATTTGATGTCATAGCGAGAGTATGTGCTGCATGATCCTTGTCAAAGATGTTTAAACCTTTGTCAGTAAGGACATGATTATACATTTTACCTAAGACAGACGCTGGAATGGTTACGATATCCGCACCAGCAGCGAAACATTCTGATACACTCTTAACATCTCTAATAGATGCAGCAAGTATTTCTGCCTCTGCTGATTGAATAGTATAGACTTTATAGATGTCTTTGATAAGTTTAATACCATCAAAAGAATTATCATCTAGTCTTCCTACAAATGGAGAAACGTATGTTGCTCCTGCCTTAGTAGCGAGTATCGCTTGTGCAACTGAGAATATTAAAGTAACATTAACTCTAATACTTTCAGAGGACAATTCCTTACATGCAATCAATCCATCTGATGTGCAAGGTACTTTAATTGTAGCACACTTTCCAAATTTTTTAGAAAGTCGTTTACCTTCTGAAATCATATTAGAAACACTACCAATGACTTCCATACTGATGTCTGTAACACCAATATCTTTCATCTCTTGGTAAACTTCTTCATGATTTCTACCACTCTTGCGAATGAGAGATGGATTAGTTGTTAAACCATCAATAAGACCTGTCTTATAATAGCATTCTACTTCACTAGTGATTGCTGTGTCTAAAAATATTTTCATTTTCTTAATGCTTCCATTCTTAAGAACTGTTCGTTCAAATTATAGTACAATTTATAGTTAGTTGTGTTAACCCAATACCCAACGATGTCGTTTCCATCACATTGATATCCATAACCTGTTAAAGATTCATTAACACCATCAATTCTAAACACTTTCGTTTTTGAACCCATGTAATTAGAAAATTTTTCATCTAGATTAATCATCGTTCTTCAAAGTTTAACTTACGTACTTTACGTTTACGTCTTTCTTCTTGATATTTTAGATCTTCTGCTGTCAAAAGTGAAGATTTATTTACAATCTTATTAGTTTGTAACAAATGAACTTCTGTCATATCATTTGCAGACACAACATCATCATGTATAGATGTCATATTACTACATCCACATGTACCTGATCCTCTCAATTCTGTGCCACATGCACGACACTCTACTACAATCATTGTTCTTCTTGATAATCCTTTCTATAATAACGTCCCAAAATATTGCTATTATAAAACGCTGGAGAACCATCCTCCAACGTTTCCATCAATACGTTATTTAAAAATAGTTGTTTTGTTTCGTGAAAATTAACTTTCCCTTTCGTTTTATGTAAACTAATTATTTCTCGTTTGAACGATGAGTTCCCAAGTAATTTTCTATCTGCTTTAAGTTCGTCAGAACTTCCATAGTATTTTTTCCAGTCACTCTCAGACGTAATCCTTCTCTTTCCACCTCTAGGCTTACGTTTCTGCCAAAAATATTTTCTTCCGATGTACTGTTTGCCCGATTGCAAATTAGTAATGCAGTAGACGTAACCGAAGAAATCGTTAATGTCGTCAGAAGAAAAAGTTGAACCCTTATAGGTCCAGGAGTTCTCATAACTTCCTTCCGAAGTTTGACTATTCTTTTCCACAATCCCATTATCTATTCCTCAGTATTTATATCACCTTCGGGGAGTCCTAATGTTTTATATTCAAGCTGCTGTCTTAGAAAGAGAACCTCATCTTTGAGATCTTCATTCTCTTTCTCAAGATATTCGCAATGTTCTTGGTAGATTATTACGCTCATGGACCTATTTAGTTAATTTAATTGTTTGTTTCACCTTACACCCACTCTTGGGTCACTATCTGGTACTTCGTGGGGATCCATCTTACCTTTTGGTAAGTAAGCAAGTTCACGCATTGCCCTAACTGAGGGATCACTTGTAACAGAAGTGGGCAGTCGTCCAAGAGCGACATTATCAAAGTTGAGTGAGTGCCTGTCAAATGTAGAAAGTTCATATTCTTCGGTCATACTTAAACAATTGGTTGGGCAATACTCTACACAGTTTCCACAGAATATACATGCTCCAAAATCAATTGAATAATTTCTTAGTTCTTTTTTCTTTGTTTCCTTGTTCATAACCCAGTCAACGACTGGGAGATTAATTGGACATACTCGTACACAAACTTCACAAGCAATACACTTATCAAACTCATAGTGAATACGACCACGATACCTTTCGGATGGTATCAGTTTCTCATACGGATACTGTATAGTTACAGGTCTCCGTCTCATATGATCAAAGGTTACACCTAACCCTTGAAGCATATATTTAGCAGTATCTTTAACTTCTTTTATGTAATTAAAGATTGCTTTCATTGCATTGGATGAAACAATAGATCTGGGAAGAAATAATTAAACTCAATAAGTATCACTGCTGTAATAGTTAACCATATAGTTGCTACTACTGGAGCAGACCTAAACCATTTAGTATAAAAGATTTTAAATAGGTTATTCATCGTTGGACATCATGAGCACAACCATCACCAGTATAGTCATCACTATCATAATAACCTCCTTTACGTCCAAAGTAAAGTGTTAATGCTACAAAAGGAAGTGCTGCAGCTATCAGGAATGTTTCTAAAATCATGTTCCTATTTAGTTAGTTCAACCACGGGTCTGGTATTTTTTCACACTTTCTTCCCATTCCTTCATGCTGCTCTGGCAATCTGGTGGCTCTGGATCTACGATCCCTTTCTTCTTCTTCCAGTCGTTGTACATAGCTTGCATCATCCAACTCTGTGACAGGGACTTCGGACCATTCTGAAGCAAATTCTTCTGGTAAGTACCGTGGAGTTTCATACCTAGGTACTCTTCTCTCCACGAGTCGTCTCGTTGTTCTTGTTCTGTATCTTTGGTCATAATTTAAAACCAGAGAAAGTATTCTTCTTAACATCTTGTTTAATGCTCCCGATCATGTACGACTCTACCTCTGTCTCCTGTGGTGCTACTTGTAGTCCTCTAGAAGATAACCAGTGTGCAGTCCAAGGTAATGGATTGTTTGCTAGTGGTATATCAAAGATAGGTTTTAAACCCATAGATTTCAACCTACGGTTAGCAGTCCACTCAACATAGTTCTGTAATAATTTATCATTCAAACCAATGATAGATCCATCCTTAAATAAATACTCTGCCCATTCTTTTTCTTCTTCAACACAATCTTTAAACATTTGATAGACATTCTCCTCCTCTTCTTTAATGATGTCCATCATCTCTGGGTCATCACCCTCCTTCCACTTGTTTAATATATTATTGGTAACTGCCATGTGTTGTGACTCATCTCTAGCAATTAAAGATATGATCTTAGCAGAACCTTCAAGTAACTTAAGCTCACCAAAAGCAAAACTACAAGCGAAAGAGACATAAAATCTAATACCTTCCAAAATGTATACATTAGCAACTGCCCTATAGAGGTGTCTTT